ACCTGAATCCCTATGCGGTCGGGACGAAGGGCGAACTGGGGCTGTTTCAGTTGATGCCGCAAACGATTCAAGCGCTGCGAGCGCAAGGACTGCTCCAAGATCCATACGACCCCGCGCAGAATATTGCAGGCGGTTTGTCTTGGTTGTTGCAGAAGCCTGGACCTACGCTTCAGGACAAGGTGCGCCAGTACAACGGCTCTGGGCCAGCGGCGCAAGCGTATGAGCAAAGCGTATGGAACGACTACATGCGGCGCAAGGAAGCGTCTGCCTACGCTCCGGGTACAAGCGATCCTAGCCTGATGCACCGCGAGAGTTATTCCCCCGGAAACGTAACGGTAAATATCCAAGGCTCCACGAACATGAGCGAGGCAGAGTTAAAGCGGACGTTCAAGGCTGGATACGAAGAGGCTAGGAAAGAAGAAACCATGAGGGCCTATGCTCAGCGTCAGGGAGTATACGCTTAATGGCTGGCTTCGTCATCTCGCTACTCAGCCAGCAACCCTCTCCAGTAATCTCGACTGGCCCATGGCGTCCGCCGCAATGGTCATCTCAGCCTCAGTTATGGTCGATGACGTTTACTATGCCAGGATTGCCGGCGACCAGCGTCAGCAGCACTGATCTGACTACGCCTGATGCCAGCGGCGTAGGAGCGACGACTCAGCCAGCGACGAGCCAAACGACTACATATTTCTTTGACGCGATGCTTCGCGCTGAGCATGAGCAGGAAGCTGTAGGAACAAAGCACCCCGTACAAGTAGGGCCCGCAATCGTGGATCATGTTTACCTGAATCCGGCGAGAGTCACGCTGGAAATAGCCATGTCGGATGCGATGGACAGTTTTCAGTCTGGGCAGTACAGCGGAGCAATGTCAAAGTCCGTAGCAGCGTTTCAGGCATTCGACAATTTGCAGGCTTCGAGGGCTCCGATCACGCTGGCCACGCGACTCAAGCAATACCAGAACATGTGGCTTAGGCTGGTCCGCGCCACCGATACAAATCTAACCTCGCATGCCTTGAAAGCTGTTCTGTACTTCGAGCAGATCATCTCCGCTACAGTAGTTCAAACCACGACGAGCTCTCGGCCTAATCAGACTGGAGCCACGAACGAAGGAACAAAGGCCCCCGGAGCGATATCTCAATCTGAGCAGAATCAGTTGAACTCCATGGCGGGAGTAGATTGATTGGCGCTGCAGGACATTCCGCTCGACAACTCCCCTAACCAGACTTGGTCAACGTCTGTCGCGATTAACGGAGGAATCACTACGTTTTTCGTAACTCTGAGGTACAGCGAAGTCGCAGGCTACTGGGTGATGAGCATTCAAGACTCGAATCAGAATCTTTTATTGGACTCGGTTCCGCTGGTTACTGGCTTGAACATCTTGCAGCAGTATGGGTATCTCGACATTGGCAGCATCTACATCCTGAACACAGGGAACTCCAACGACGACTACCCGAACAATCAGGAACTTGGGAATGCATTCTCGATGGTCTGGGGCGACAACCCTCCGGTACAATTCAGCGCATCTGGGGCGATAGTAAGCGGCGGGCGTCCAATCATCCCTCCGGTGCATGGTGGCTGATACTACTCCCAACGTTCCGGTTACGCCTAGCAACAGCGGGACGCAGTTGTTCGGGCGTAAGTATCAACTGATCGTAAAGACCGCTCCTGATACGAGCGGCAATCAGACAGTGTTAACAGTAACTGATTCTGCCTTCGAGCCCGAAGCCCTGCGGATGACGTTCGAGGTGGTGACCAGTTGGTGGTCTGCTCCATGGTATGCGAACATATCGATTTACAACCTGAACGAGCAGACGGCCAATCTGCTGCTAACGCAGGGCCAAAACAGCGCAACGCCAGCGACTACAGCGCCCAATGCTACTGGGCAAACGATCCCGATTCAGGCTGGCATGGAAGTGATTCTCTATGCTGGCTATCAGAACAACAATAACTATGGCGTGATCTGGGATGGCTATGTCTTGCAACCAATGTGGATACGCGAAAACCAAACAGACTTTAAGTTAACCCTGCATTGCATCAACTGGCTTGGACTGATCGGGCGTAACAGTATTGCGGCAAATCCTCAGGCGGGCGCTACCCAGCAGCAAGTCGTAGCGGCGATTGCGGCGCAATCCTACCACCCGATTGGCGTAGGACAGATTACCAGCCAACTTGGGAACAAGTCATTGCCTCGCGGCAAGGTGATGTTTGGAAGTCCGGGCAAGTACCTGAACGAGATTGCCCGCGACAACAACATGCAGTGGTGGCTCTCGCAGAAGGGCCTCTTAAACTTCTCTGGTCTGGAAGAGGGCCTATCAGAGAGTTACAACAACCCGCAAGTCTACACGCCTCCAGGTGGCAATCGAGACGGCGTGATTATCGGAACTCCATCTCAAACGCAGTTGGGCGTAAACTTCCGCATCCTGCTGGATTCAACGGTTCAGGTAAAAAAGCCAGCCATGTGCGTCAAGATTGACCAGACGCAGGTTCAACAGTTAGAACGGACTGCTGGAGTCGGGCCGGGATTCCTGAGCCAGACAGGAACCTACGTAGTCTTTGGGGCTACGTATCGTGGGGACACGCGAGGGCAAGACTGGTATACGGACGTTGTAGGGCTGCTGACTACGCAGGAAGCTACTGCGATGGGCGTGGTGCCCCCCGGTGTTCAATTAACGTCATGACTACGCCTGCCCTGCCAAGTTTCCTCAACGCTCCGACTCGGCTGGCGATACCTGGCCTTGAGATGGACGAACTGCTTTGGCAGCACAGGGGCGATCTTCGAGTAGCGATTCCAGGGGTTGTTCAAGCCTTTGACCCGAATACTCAAACGGTCACCGTGCAGCCTGCCATCTCGGAGATGATCTACAAGAATCTCGTCCCGACGCCTACGAACCTGCCGCAGTTGATACTTGTCCCGCTATTCATGTTCCGCATGGGCGGTTTCTTGCTTACGTTCCCAGTACAAGCAGGCGATGAAGGGTTGATAATCTTTGGGGATATGTGCATCGACGATTGGTGGCAACGCGGAGCGCCCAGCGATACAACTCAGCCGATGCCTGTACAGATCGAGCGCCGAAGGCATGACTTGTCAGACGGCTTCTTCTTTCCCGGCTTCTGGAATCAGAAGCGCCTGGTATCGAATTACTCGACAACTGTCCCGCAGTTACGCAATGAAGCAGGAACAGCATCGTTCAGCTTCCTTGGAGACCAGATCGTGGTCACCGGGCGCAACATCATCTTGCAGACTGCCGCTGGCGATGGGACTGTCGTAGTGAATGCGAACCTATCAGTCAATGGAAACATCACGAATACTGGAACTGTAGACGGCATCGGAGTAAGCACCCACGTCCATTCAGGTGTACAGACTGGTGGCGGAGACTCAGGACCGCCCGTACCATGAGCACCGTTCCTACAATCACAGTTAGGCAACTGGGGACGCTCATCCAGAACTCCGTAAATACCGTCTCCATCTCTGTAATAGATACCTTGGGCGTATTGATTGGGATGGCAGTCCAGAACATCGGGCAAATGACGGTCAACCAGCAACTCACCATCGACACGGGAGCGAATCAGGAAGTCGTGACTACGGTCAATGTCTATCCTTCTGGCCGGACGTTCGATGCCGTATTCCTCCGCACTCATCTGACGGGCGTTACGGTTGTTGGAGGATCGCCAAGCAACTACGAACCGTTATTCGGGAATGGCAAGAACAACTTCATCAGCGATCTGCAAGCAGTCGCGCAAATCGTTCTGACCCGCTTGCGTTTGTTCGAAGGCGAATGGTGGGCAGCGCAGAACGATGGCTTGCCGCTCTGGCAGAACATCCTCGCGGCCAGCGCCAGTGCGAGAAGCCAGCAGCAGATCGAGTTGCTAATCAGCAACAGGATCACGGGTACGCCATATGTGAACGGCGTGAGTAACGTTCAGGTTGGTTACAACTCGACCAGCAGAGCGTTTACTTACTATGCGGTCGTACAGACGCAGTTCGGGCAACTCGTGGTATCGAATTATCCGACACCGCAAAGTCAAACGCTCCCTGTCTAAATGACCTATATGCCCCCAGCGGTTGGTGCTGCCGGACTCAGTATTCCGGCCTACAACGATATCGTCAACTCGCTGGTTGCCAGTTTTCAGGCTACGTATGGCGTGACTACGGCCCTAGGTAATGACAATGCTGACTATCAGTGGATATCGGTATTCAGCCTGATGGTTTCGGACACGATGAACGCGATTCAGTTGGCCTATAACAACTTCTCTCCGGTTACGGCCATCGGCGCTGGCTTGAGCAACATCGTCGCAGTCAATGGGCTGACGCGCAAGGCGGCGACCTACTCAACCTGTACCGTGTCCATTATTGGACTTTCCGGAACGATCATCAAAAACGGCGTTGTAGGAGATATCAATGGGAACCTATGGAACCTGCCTTCCCCTACTACAATAGGCCCCGGTGGCTCCGTGTTGGTTACTGCAACGGCGCAGCAGTTAGGCGCAATCAACGCCCTAGCCAATCAAATTGTAAACATCATCTCAGGGGCTACGGCTGGATGGACCGGAGTAACCAATGGGAGCAACGTCGCCAGCATCGGACTGCCCGCTGAAACTGACTCGCAACTCCGCGCACGTCAGATGGTTAGTACAGAACTGCCTTCGATAACGATCCTTGCCGGGACCATCGCTGCCATCGCTGCCGTACCTGGCGTAACGCGCTACAACGTTCTGGAGAATTTCACGAACGCTACGGACGCCAATGGGAATCCCCCGCACTCGGTGACGGCAGTAGTCGAAGGCGGAGCGGATATCGACGTGGCTACAGCGATCTACAACAACCGCGGTATCGGGCCGCTGACGAATGGGACGGATACGGTGGACGTTACCGACCCTAACTCAGGCGTGGTTACAGCGATCAGTTTCGACCGGCCTACTTATGTTCCGATCTACGTTACCGTCAACGCTCATCTACTGCCCGGAGGAACGAGTGCCACGCTTACTGCTATTGCCAATACTCTCGTTGCTTACTTGAACAGCCTGCAGATAGGCGAACTGGTTAGTTTCACCGCTCTGGTCGCTGTCGCAATGAACGTCAATGCGAATCTCTCGATGCCAATGGTCTCGGTCATTTCGATGTTCTCAGCGGTTACATCATCTCCAACTAGTCGTGCGGATATCCCGCTGACGTTCTATGAAGTCAGCCAAGGTTTGATTGCCAACATTGTAGTGAACTCGGTTTAGGAGGCTCCATGGCTATTCAGTATGTTGATCCCGGAGGCGAATATTACTACAGCCTAGCCGTCCCTACCGCTCCCGGACAATGGTCCGGTTCGACGCAGTTCGTAGGGTTGGTAAACAATGCCCCCGCTGGAGCTTCGACGACCTATGCCATTGTGTTGCCCTCGAATGGGGCGGTGTTCAAGAACCTTGCTGCGAGTTATGCCGGCGGGACGCTGGGACGGCGCTGCTATGTCTCGGGAAATTTCTCTGCTGGAGCTGCTCTGTTCCAATTGTTCGATGGTGCGAATACCCAGATCGAGATACGGACGGATGCTGTGGGGCATTTGTACGCCACGCGCAATGGCGTGCAGATCGGTTCGACTTCTACTTTCCAACTCACTGCCAGTCAGGGATGGACATACTTCGACCTTACAGCCGTAATCAGCACGACGGTTGGTTCAGTATCGCTCTACGTTAACAACGTTCAGTGGTTGAATGTCACCGGAGTCAATACGCAGAACACAGCCAACGCTACATTCAACCGCATCCAGTTAGAGAATCCATTCTCCAGCCCGAGTTACGAGAAAGATATCTATTTCCTTGACAACGGAACGGGCGTAAACACTACGCGCCTAGGGGACATTACCGTTGGCATCCTCTGGCCGAACGCTGCTGGAGTCAATCAGGCTTGGACGAACAACGGAGGATCGAGCCAAACGAACTCCGTTCAGGATGGCATCTCTCAGACGGGAACTTGGCCCGATGGAGATGCTACGTATATCAGCAGTTCAACGACAAATCAGATCAGCGATTTCGCGCATCAGTCCTTGACGCTAACCGGATCATTGTTCGGCGTGGTTCATGCTATGTACACACGCAAGGATGACGCTGGCAGTAGGCAGATCGCAGGAGTCTGCCTCTCAGGTTCGGCTACAGCCGTAGGGACGACGCAATCTCTCGGCAACAGTTATCAGTACTTCTTCGATGTGTTAGAAGACGATCCCAATACCAGTGCGGCGTGGGTCGTGACCGGACTTAACAGTGCAACTTTCGGCGTGAAAGAACTGACTTAACAGTGTAAATGGCAGGCCGCGACTCACAAGATATACCTCTTCCCGTAACGCAGCCGACGACGGCTCATGCGCGGGACTCTCAGGACTTAATCCTCCCGGTCACTGAGACGACGACGGCTCATGCCCGCGATTCGCAAGACATTCCCCTGCCTGTCGCTCAACCGTCTACCGCTAACGCCAGGGACTCGCAAGACCTACTTCTGTTCCTGATGCTGTTCTTGGGAGCCCGAAACTCCCAAGACTTGACGCTACCCGTAGCGCAACCATCTACTGCGCTGGCCCGAGTCTCGCAGGACATAATCCTGTACATCCGGCAGAACGTCACGCCGACTCCAGTAGCCACGCCTTGTTATGGTTACTATCTCTCCCTGATAACCAGCGAGTATCAAAACTCGCCGCTGTTCCTGCAATGGCTTGCTGCACCGCTGCAGATGCTTTGCGATGCTCAGGCATGCATCAATTCGCTGCCTGCTGCATTCAACGTCAATACGGCGGTTGGAGTGCAACTCGATGCTATCGGCGTAGTCGTTGGCGTCAGCCGAACGCTTCCCTTTCAGCCTACGGGCGGCAACAGTCCGGTGCTTGGAGACGGCAATTACCGCATCCTGCTCATGGCGAAGATTGCTCAGAATCAATGGGACGGGCAAATAGGAAGCCTCTGGGGAATCTGGCAATCGCTGTTTCCCGGTGGGACAATCTACGTCATCGACAATCAGAACATGACCGCTACCGTCATTCTGGCGGGAGGGTTCAACAGCATCATCCAGCAGATGATCCAGAATGGATTGATCGTGCCGCGGCCTGAGACAGTCGAATATTTCTATACATTCGCTACTCTGCCAATCTTCGGCTTCGATGGCGTCAACCCATCATTCATCGCCGGGTTCGACATTGGCCATTTCGCTTAAGAGGAGAGTTCATGCCGGGTAGCACTAATTTTCTACAATTTAACCCTCCTGCCAACAATCAAGAGACTGATGCTACATACGTAGCGGACGCTACGCGCTTAGGCGGCATCGTCTTTAACCAAATCATGAGTAGTCTGCTGGGGAACAAGATTCTCTATCAGTCGTCGATCATGACCGCTGCTTTAGCAGGAGCACTGGTTGCGAAGGGATTCAGTCCAAATGATGGATCGGCGGCTCCTGCTACCGCTCTGCGGAATCTGGAGGGCGTGTTGGGAAACATCCTAACGACCGCTGATACCGTGGTTCCCGGTGTAGTAGTTGCGCTCGACAACTTCCTAGGCGGCCAAGGGGCCGTCAATTTCGGCACGATCTTCGGCGGCCTGGTCATCAACTTCGGAAGTACGGGGATTTTCAGTACCACGCCTAAATTCTTTCCGCTGCATATCGCTTTTCCTGAAGGCTTCTGTCTGGGACTCTACGCCACCAGCGGTCAATCGAGCGGTGGCCAGTACTTCGACATGGTTTATACAACCTCCCCTTCGCAAGGATTCAATATCTACGGACATGGCGCGGCGGCTCCGTACAGCGCCTTCTGGCTAGCGATAGGACATTAAAGCCTATGCGGACAATACTCCTCATCTTCGCGATGCTGCTTCCTTCGCTGCTCTGGGCTCAGAACACCGTCACGGTTACCGCCAGCAAGATTTACAGCAACTATCCTGCCAGTTCCAGCGCTCCCGCTTTACTCCCTGCCGGAACCGCGATCTTTCAAGCAACAAACGCGAAGGGTGTACCGATTTCCTATCAAGTGGGCGGAGGTGGAACGCAGACCAGTTTCCCGACGACTTGCGGAATCACGGTTGGAGCGCTCATCGAGCCTTGTACGCTGGCCAACGTTGCGACGGCCAATCCTCAGAACTTCTGCTACAACCTGACGATCAAGAACACTATA